TAGATATCCACACCTAGACACTAAACAATAACTGTTGTATGTGATATACTTTCATATATGACAGAACCAGTAAATAGTGGTGAAAAAGTGGAAAATGTAGTAGTGCGTAATCCTGACGGAACTATAAAGTCTGGGTTACTAAATGCTAGTGGTAGACCAAAGGGAAGTAGAAACTTCTATACTGACTTTAGTGAAGCAATTAAAAGGATTAAAGACGAAAAGACAGGTGAAGCTATTACTGAAATAGACATCATTGCTATAGGCATGAAAAAGATGTTGAAAGGTGACGAACGCTTTGAAGGACTATACAAAGACTTGCTAGACAGAGTATATGGTAGAGCTACTCAACCAATAGAAAACAATATATCAGGGGAACTAAAAACTGTAGACGCTTCACATATAGCCATAGCACAAAAGTATGAGGAGGAGCTAAAGCAAACTATAAAGGATAAACTCAATGAGCCTACTAGCACAAACTAGCGTCCTTGCTTTTATAAAGGAAAACCAAATAAAGACAGAAACAGGTGTGGTTGTAGACTTTGACGACCACCCTTTTCTAGTTGATATATATGCAGATAGAAGTCCTTTCATATGTTCTATGAAGGCAGCTCAAATTGGCTTTACTACCTATGAGATTATAAAGAGTGCACATGAAGCTCGTAACGAAGGAATAGATATAATCTATGTACTACCGACAGCAGACGACGTTAAACAGTTCTCAGGTGGTAAGACTAACCGAATCATAGACAACAACCCTGTAATGCAGGAGTGGACTAAGGACAAGGATAGCGTGGAGCAAAAGAGGTGGGGAAGTCATACTATCTACTACAGAGGAAGTTGGACAGAACGTACAGCTTTAATGATTTCAGCACAGAAGTTGATTGTGGACGAACTAGATAGATGTAAACCAGCTATTGTGGAGCAATACGATTCACGTCTACAACACACAGTAAACCCTCGTAAAGCTTTCTTTAGTAACCCCTCATTACCTGACTTTGGGATAGACAAGTATTGGAAGCTATCCGACCAAAAGAAATGGCACATCACACACGAGTGTGGTAACGAGTATCCTATGGAGGAAAACTGTATCAACTACAAGCAAGAGCTTTACATCTGTCCACATTGTGACGGATTAATAACAGCAAAGCATATCAAGCTAGGTCGTTGGTTAGCCACTAGCACAGGAGAGTGGTCTGGCTATTGGATTCCTTTGTGGATAAACCCACGCTTTACAGCAGACAAGATAGCTACCTATAAGAAAACAAAGACACCTGAATACTTTGCTAACTTCGTAGCAGGGCTTCCTTATGTGAATATGAACGACGCACTAACACAAAGGACATTAGAAAAGAACCTTATACCTGAAGTAAACGAACAAGAAGGAAGGATACTAATAGGGCTAGACACAGGACATAACCTACACTATACAATGATGAACAAACAAGGTATTTTCTATCATGGATATTGTCCTAGCGTGGCAGAGAACCCTGAACCTAACTATGACCCTTACACCGAGATAGAAAAGAGGTTAATACAATATCCTTCTTCTATACTCATAGCCGACCAAGGGGGTGATTTGATAGGTATACGCAAACTACAAGCCAAGTATGTAGGACGTGTATTTCTATGTTGGTTTACTAAGGAAACAAAGAACCAAACACTTATACGTTGGGGAGAGAACGAAGAATATGGAAAAGTGTTAGCCGACAGAAACAGAGTTATACAACTAGCAGTAGACCAACTCAACGAAGGTAGGTTACTTATAAACGGAAGTGTGGAAGATTGGCAACCATACTTTGACCATTGGCTTAACATATACCGAGCTAAAGAGATAACAGACGAGAACGAACCTAGCTATGGTTGGAGGTGGGTGTGGAAAAGGAAGGGAGCAGACCACTGGGCTCTATCAACTATCTATGCTCTAATAGGTATGGATAGATATGCAGAGGACTTAGCAACTATCATTAGTCCTAGAGGACAATTTCAAGATATCCCCACAGGAACAGATGAACGTGGGTTTATATCAGGTCGTAGAGCAGGAGTAAAGGTAGACTTCTAATATGATACAACTAATTTTAACCCCAGAAGAAATAGAAATGATGTTAGTTTTGAGAAAATCTCATGCTATGAGTGTTCAGTTTGGAAAGATAATTATCAACGTAGCTGGAGGTGTACCACAAAATGTTGTACTAGAGGAGATGACATACGCTAGAAAGTTTGCATAATGCAATATAAGTGTTACTATTAAAGAGTAATAATACTAAACCTAACAAAGGCAGTATTCCCAAAGGGAGTATTGTCTATTTTTTATAACAAATTATGTCCGAAATAGATTCATTTGCATTGAACATAAGAGGAGTATCAGACCTAGTAAATAGTGATGATAATAAAGTATTGCGTAATGAACAACTAGAGGAAGGAGTACAGGGAGATGAGGAAGATGTGCTGAAGCTAGAGATGTCAGATGAGGAGTTGATTGACCTTAAGGAAAAATGGGAAACAAAAAGTAATCCTTATACATCAAGAATAAAACCTCGTCAAGAGCAAAACAAACTATATTATTCAGGTCGTCAGAAAGGTGGGACAGTATCTTCAAATATAATCTTTGAAGCTGAAGAAACCTTTATCCCACAAGCACTTTCAAAGAACCCTGAACCTGTAGTATGGAGTGATAACACTAACGAAGGTAAAGACGCAGCAAACGACATAAAGACCATGCTTCAGTATCACGCTGATGTTCTTTGTCTTAGAAAGAAACTAGGAGTATTGGTTAGACATTGGTCTATATACTTCTTGGGAGTAATCAAGCATGGCTATGATATAGATATAAACGACATTACCTTAGACATTAGAAAGCCACAGAACTTCGTACTAGACCCAGACGGATATATTGATGAGTATGGAAACTATAAAGGTGCTTACTTAGGAGAAAAGATAGAAAGTTCTGCAAGAGAGCTTATTAAACTATTCCCAGACAGCAAAACTTATGTAACTTTGAAGGTAGACGGAAAGCTAGGGACTAACGTGGTTAGAACCGAGTGGTGGACAGATGAATACTGTTTTACTACCTTCCAAGAAATGGTATTAGACAAACACAAGAACGAGTTCTTTAACTATGACACTAAGGAAATGGGTCATGATGAATATGGTCTACCTAGTGAAACAGCCACTCCAGGACGCAACCACTTTGCTAAACCTAAAATGCCTTATACGTTTATGTCAGTGTTTTCATTACAGGAACAACCACACGATATAACTAATCTTATAGAGCAATCTATACCTAACCAAAACAGAATAAACGAACGTGATGAACAAATTAGTCGTAACCTAAGAGCTGGAAACAACTCTATTGCTCTTAGTGGTAAGTCTTTCAATAGTGAAACAGCAAGACAAGCTGCACAAGCCCTAGAGGACGGAGAGCCAGTGTTAGTACCAGACGGACAAGTAGAGAACGCCATAAAACGCCTACCAATGAACGATATAGCTTCAGGAGTATTCAATGCTCTAGAAGTAGACAAGCAGATGTTACGTTCTATTTTTGGGACATCAGGGCTATCAAATCAACAACAGACTAGCGATACAACAGCTAGAGGTATGATACTTAACCAATCACACGATAGTACTCGTATTGGAGGTGGTATTGGTGATTCATTGGAACAAGTAGCAGACAACATATTCAACTGGTGGTTACAGTTATACTTTGTATTCTATGATGAAGCTCACTATGGAGCTGTAATGGGAGGTGGAAAAGCTGTGGATTATGTTCGTGTTATCAACACAGACATCACTAGAAACTTCGTAGTATCTGTATCTCCTAATAGTATGCAACCTAAGGACGAGATAACAGAACAGAACCTAGCTATAGACTTGGCTAATAAAGGTTGGCTAGACCCTATCAACCTATTCAAGAAGTTGAACTATCCTGACCCTATGGAAACAGCAAAAATGGTTACTATATACAAGAGTAATCCACAGATGTATATGCAGATGTTCTTCCCAGAGTCTGCACCACAACAAGTACCTCCTGAAATGGGAGGAAACCCACCTGATATGGAATCAAACATAGAAGGAGTTCCACCAGTAGGACCACAACTAGTAGAACCTCCAGCTAGTCCAGGTCTGGAGCAGGTGCCTTTAGATACAGCAGCAATGCCAAAGTAGTATGAAAAAGAAAACACTACCTGTAGGTTATCAGCGAATGTTTGAAACAAAGTTTGGTCCTCGTCAATATAATAGAAAATCATCACTACAAAGACTAAGAAGAACAGGAAGTTTTAGAAACGTAGGGGACGGAAGTGGACATAGAGCAGGGGAAAGGTGGGGAGATGAAAAGCAAATAGACCCTGAATCACGAACTACTAAGTACTCAAAGAATAGTCCAAGTTTTGATGAAGGAGTTTACTTATCAAAGAAGAAAAGAAAAACATTAGAAAAAGCGTTAGATTTAGCAAAACACATATGACACCAAGAAAATCAATAAAATACGAACCAGTGACAGTAGGAAAGTACGGAATGAGTGGAATGTCTGCAAGACAAAAGAATGCAGACAAAGCCAAAGGAATAATGATAGCTTTAGCAAATAAGAAAAAATAGTATGTCAAAACAAGATTATTTTACAAGAGATAAAGGAAAGTTGATAGAACACAAGAAGGTTGGTAGTGAGATTAGATTAAGCCCAGCAGGTAAATATAACAAAGCATTAAAAGAACTTAAAAAGAAATAATTATGATAAAAGGAAAAAAAGCCAATGTAAATAAGATTCTAGATAAGATGTATGCTAGAGATAAGAAACATGGAGCAGAAGAAGCAGAAGACTATTCACATCTAAAGGGAACATTTAGCAAACTAAAGAAATAACTATGGCAGTAAAGAAAATAGTAGAAGCTGTAAAGGCAGCAACTAAAAAAAAAGTAGTAGAAGTACCAAAGCAAGAGGTAGAGGTCGTCCGAGAACAAGTTTCTTGCAAAAACTGCAGAGGAACTGGAAGAATACCTTACGACGCTTTTGTGAATTTATCAGCGTGTCCAGAGTGTAATGGTGAAGGACTAATCTAAATATATGAAAGACCCACAAGACAAAGCAATAAGTAAAGCATTAAAAGGAGAGTATAAAAATGTTAGCAAAGCGATGAGATTAAGTAAGTTTGAAAACGCAAAAGCAGAACATAAGAAAGGAGCTCCATACGAAAGTGCTTTTGCAGCAATAAAATCAAAGACTTTTAGTAAAATGCACAAAGCAAGAAAAGAATTATAGTTACCGACTCTTGTTCTCGGTTAAGAGTATAAAGACAAACCTGTGGAAACATTAACATAATAAGGCTTTCTCGGTTGAGCCTGAATCAACCAGCGTAAATTATTATGAACAATGAAGAAAATGAATTCTTACAAGGTTTAAACCAAGCAGACCAACAGTTTGAAGAAAACGAAAGTTTGTTTGGGGAACAACCACCAAAGGAAGAAGCAGAGGAAGAAGAAAAACCTCTACCATTCCACAAAGACCCAAAAGTACAACGCTATATCCAAAAGGAAATAGAAAAGGCTCAAAAGTCACAACCTAGTGTTGAAAGACAGTTCATTGAAGATACAAAGCAAGATGATGACGAAGGTACTGCTATCTTGGAAAGGATTATCGGAAACGATACACCAGAGAAAGTTGCTGCAATCAAAGACTTCAAGAGATATTTAAGTACTCTAGAAGAAAAAGGTGCAGACCGAGCCCTTAACCAACTGCAAAAGCAAGAGGAGGAAGCACGACAAGAAGAAGCACAAGCGTCAGAGGAAATAGAACAAGGATTTGAAGATATTGAGGAAACCTTCGGTGTAGACATATCTTCTAACAATCCTACAGCTAGAAAGACTCGTAATGAGTTTATAGACTTCATTAAGCGAGTAGCACCAAAGGACAGTGAAGGTAATGTGGTTGCTTTACCTGATTTAACGGAAACGTTCGAACTCTACCAAAGCACACAAACAAAACCTTCCAACACTCGTGCAAAAGAACTAGCGACAAGGTCTATGGCTCGTTCAAACAATACTTCGGAAGCTCCACAGGAAAAAGACGTATCGTGGAAAAGCGTAGACAAGTGGTTCGGCACTTTAGCAAAATAATTATCAAATTAACTAAGTTTTTATGCAACCAAACATTAACATTCAAACAACAACGAATCAGTATCTAGCACCAGCTTGGGTAGACCAAGTATTGCGTGATAACTTTTTCTTTGGTGAAATTCTCGGAAATACAGAGAAATGGAATGGTAGTCAAATGCTATTCCCAATAAAGTATCAAAAAGGTGTTGCGTCAGTAGCTTTCAATGGCTTCGACCAACTTCCTACAACACAGCAACCTGTATCAGTAAATATGACTTTCTACCCTACATTCGTAGCAACAAACGTCGCACTTGCTGGTTCAGACCTTTCTGTGAACAAGACACCACTACAGACTCTTAACCTTATGAAGACAATGATGAAGTCACGAGCTCAAGACGCAGCTGATGACATCGGTAACTTCTTCCAAGGTGACGGAACATCTTTTGGTGGTAAAGCTCCAGCAGGACTTGGAAATATCGTTGATGATGGAACTACAGCTTCTACTTATGGAGGTCTCTCAAGAGCAACCTACTCAGGTTTGAACGCAACAAGTACAGCTTCTTCTGGTACACTTTCACTCTTGAAGGTTCGCCAACTATCAAACAGTATTACAGACGGACGTGTTGCACCTACATTTGCAATGACCGACTATACTACTTGGGCATACTTTGAACAACTCCTACAACCATTCCAAAGAAACACTTACAGTGATTTCTCAAACATGGACGCAGGAACAGGTTACAAGGCAAAAGGAATTATCTGGGACGGTCTTACAGTTTACAAGGACAAGAAAGTTACTACAGGTATTTTCTACCTTTTGAACACAGACTATCTTAAGTTCTACGGACTTAACTGGTGGGAAGGTGAAGCTGTTTCTCTAGCTGATAAGAATATCAAGGGAAACATCTATGAATTTTCTCCAGCTAATGCAACCAAAGCATTTACATGGACAAACTGGATTAAGGCTTACAATCAAGGAGCAGTAAATGGCTTTATGATTCTAGGGGGTCAGCTCGTTTGTACAAACCCATTCCGTAATGGAAAGCTCACAGGAATCACTGGAGTTTAATCTTATTGGCTAATTATTAAAAATATATGTCATTAGATTTAAAAAACTATGAACCTGCAATCATGCAGGGAGCAGGAGCAACAATAGTTGGACCTGTGACATTAAGTTCAACTCTAGCTGTTACTGGAGTAGCTACTTTTACAGCAGCACCAGTGTTTACAGCAGCACCAACTGGACCACAAGTAAAAACAACAGTAGTAGAAAGTGCAGCAGTAGGAGCAACAGTTGTTCTTACAGCAGCACAATCAGGGGGTGTATTTATTAATGCTTCTACTTCAGGTTCTCCTTCATGGACAATGCCTACAAACGTAGCAGGATTAACATATACATTTTGTTGTGCAAACACAACAGCAGGATTCACTGTTACAGGTGGAACTTTCAAAGCTCTAACTAACCCAGGTGGTACAGGGACAGCTATCACAGGAACAACGCTTACTCATACTCAAGCTACTGCAGACATTGGTGATACAATCACTCTTGTTGCAGATGGTACTAACTGGAGAATGGTTGCTCAAGCTGGAATCTTTACAGCAGCATAATTATTAACTAAATAAAAAGTATATGTCTTATATTTCAGATTTCAAATCAGCTCCGTTCTCACTATTCGGAGTAAATGGTGGAGTAACTTCATCTGACGCAAGTTTAGCAACTCTCGTTGGTGTGAAGTTCCATACTGCTGATAGTCGTGTATTCACCATTATTCAAAATGGTGGTACAGCACTTACAGCAGGAAAACTCGTACAAGGTCCAGTTAGTATTGGTGCAAACCATACTGGCTTAACTTGTGCAACTGCAGCTATTGGTGCAACTCAAATTACTGTAACTCTCGGAGGTACAGCAGTTACAGCTAACCAGTACGCAGGTGGATTCGCAGTAGTATCTGCAGGTACAGGTATCGGTCAGACTCTTAAGATTGCTTCCCACCCTGCACAAACTTCAACAAGTGGAACGGTTGTTCTTACTCTAGAAGACGCATTGTCAGTAGCTACAGCAGTTTCAGACTCAAAGGTATCACTAACACTTAATCAGTATGGTTCTCCAAACGGAGCTACTTATGCAACAAGTGGTTGTGTTATCTCTCCAACTACAGCTACTGGTCCAACAATCGGTGTTACTGTTTACCCAATCCCAGCAACAACAGCAACAGTTCTATCTTATGGATTTATCCAAACAAGTGGTCCAGTTGCAGTGTTGAATGATTCAGCTACAGCTATCGGTCTTGATGTTATGCCTTCAAGTTCAGTAGCTGGTGCTGTTGTTACTTACGCAGTAGCAACTCGTAACCGTATCGGAACTTCAACAGTGGCAGGTGAAAACACTAAGTGCCAGATTATTAATCTACAGTTAGTTTAGTTTCTCCACTCTGCTCATGGATACAATGGGCAGAGCTGGGGACATTATAATAACCCCAAAATAATTAAGGTCTTATCCTACCTGAAACGGATTCAATTAATTATGGAAAATACAAATTTTGACGGAGTGTTCAGATTTACAAATGTTACAAACGAGGACTTTACTTTCTTTTGGAATAATAAGGAATATATCTATCCAGCAGGAAAGACTACTCCAATGCTTATTGCAAATGAAACGTCAGAGAACATTCAAGAAATAAGAAAGAAGGCAGCTTACAAGTTAGCTCAAAGAGAGTTCTACAAGGGGGATATTTACAATACTATGAAGGAACAAGGACGAGGTCTGCCACCTTTGTATGATGATAAAATCTTAGAACCTATGATTGAATCATGTTTGAAGCCACTACCAATTGGACAAGCTATAGTAAAAGATGTACCAAAAGCAAAAGATAATTTCAAATCTAAAGCAGTAACAGGTTCATCAAATCTAAATAGTGAATTCAAAGACGAGCCAGTAGAAGAATTAGGTGTAACATTTGCTAACGCATAAAATGAGATTACTCGACAAAAAGACAGTAAATACTGTAATGGCAGGGCAACGTAAAAGCCAAATAGACGAAGGTGTCGTCATTGCAAGAAAAATAGACGCTTTACGTCAAGATTTAAGTTCTTTAGAAAAACAAAGAGATGTCTTCTTGTCTAGTGCAACCACAGCTTTAAAAGATAAAACCGAAAAACTAAACGATGAAATCTTCTACAAAGAGAAAATAGTAAAAGAGTTAGAAGAAGAACGTAAAAAGTTATTAGAACCTTTAGATATTAAATGGGACGAAGTAGCCGAAGAAGAAGATAGGTTGATTGCTTTTAAAGAGGAGCTTGTTAGCAAAGAGAAGATTCTATATTCAAAGGAAGTAGAAATAGAAGAAAAGTATAGAGAGCTTTCATTAGAAGAAGAACGAATGGAAGACCTGAAGAAACAAATAAACCTTCAAGTTGATAAAGTTCAAGATTCTTCTATACAGGCACAAAATATACTTGTATCTGCTTTAGACAAGGAGGTTGAAATAGAAGCTAAACTTGAAGCAAAAAAACAAAAGATTGACAACAAGGAGCAAGAAGTCTTAATCAGAGAAAGAAACATTGTATTAAGGGAAAACATTATAAAGCAAAACGAAGAAGAAATTATTAAAACTAAACTACAACTTGCAGACCAAAGAGCTACTTTAGAAAGAGCCTTTGCAAGATTAAAATAAACATATGATAGCAGTAACACAAACAGCAGCAATAAACACCCCAGCTATTGTATCAGCAGCAACAGCGATAGCTTCCAATGAGAACAGACTAGGTTGGCAGATTCAGAACTTAGGACAAAATCCACTATTTGTTCTTTTGGGAAGTGGGGCTTCCACATCAGTATTTCATGCTGTACTAAAAGGAGGAACAGCTAATGATGACGGACTTGGAGCTTCTATGTCACAAATGGCAGGAGCAGTTTACACAGGAACAATAACAATAGCAGGAACTTCACCTCGCTACACAGTGACAGAATTAGGAAAATAACATGATTATATCTCCAGCACACGATTTACCACTACCAAGTGATATGCAAAAAGCGTTAAACGAAGCAAGAAATGCTGTTACTTTGTCAGAAGTAGAACATAGACGATTGGTGGAGTTACGAGTTGCAGAAGAAATAAAAATAGTTGAACTTTCTAAAAGAAAAGTATATGAAGAAGAAGTATTACAAGGTGTTTTAGTTGAGTTGTCACAAACCCAAGATAGACTATCTAAACTCAAGCGTGAGGAGGGGGTAATTATGGCAGATATTAGGGCAAGGCAAGACCAAATCAAACAAGATGAGCTAAGTATCCAAACTAAAAAAGAAACCCTTCAAATCGTAGAATTAGACTTTGAAAAAAGAATAAAAGAACTAGAAGAAGGCGAAAAAAATTACTCTATAAAATATGCAGAACTGTGTAAGGAAAAAGAAGAAAATAACAGACGAGTTTCTATACTTAACGAAGCTTTATCTAAACTATGATTAATCCAGGACTAAAAGATTCAATATCAGCTTCAGCACTTCCACTAGGTGCTTCTACTTCTGCTAATCAAGAACTTGTACTTGATGAGGTGGAGAAACTTTCTGAACTGGCTGAACAAACAGAAATCTTAAATACTATTTCTTCTGCTCTACAAGGTCTTGCTACTGCTCGTGGTATTGTTGCTGACCTTCGTGTAACTATTTTATCTGGAACTGTTACTACTGTATCAACTGTTACTACTGTATCAACAGTAACCACATTAGCTAACCAAACAAGTATAGGTGGTTTTATTGCTGCACCAGCTTTAACAGCTTGGCAGAATAACACAGCAATTTTATCAAACATTAATAACGTAACAGTATAATTTATGGCAACACAAAACAATTTACCAATTTTACATAGAAAGGAATGGCAACTAATGACAGTTGCTCCAACCACTACAGTGGCAGCTTCTTTTGTAGTAGCTGATGAATCAGGACAAGCTAATGAATCTATGTATGTAACATCAGCAGCTCTTCATTGGTTATATTACCATGACGAAGATTCATTTGTTCAGATTCCTTCAGGTGCTTTAGCAGGTACTTTTGGGGCTGGTGCATGTGGAGTTAGAAGCCCATGGTCAAGGACTTATACTGCAAACGGAGGTTCTACCACCACAATTACTGTTGCTGCTGCTTCTTTTAACTTAGTTGGTTATGTTAATAATAAAACTGTTGAATTTTTATCAGGTACTGCTGCAAACTTAGGACAAAGAAGAAAAATAACTGCCATTAAAACAGTAGACGGAGGAACAGGGACAATAACCTTAACTTTAGATAGAGCTTTGTCTGGTTCAGTAGCAAACAATGATACATTCAGAATCTCCTCTGGTTCTTTTTTCTTAATGTCAGCAGGGACTACAGCTGCAGGTTCATGGAAACAATTTGATGTAGGGACTTTAGCATGGCAATCAAACTTATCTACAACAGGATTCCCAGCAACTTGGGGAACTGATGGAAAGGCAACTATTGCTTATGCTTTAAATCAATATACAGTAGCAGGAACAGCTACTGGAGGTTCTACTACCACTCTTACAGATACTTCAAAGTCTTGGACAGTAAATACTTATACAAACTGTTACTTAGTATGTATTGACGGAACAGGAGAAGGTCAGCAAGTAAAAATAACTTCTAACACATCAGATACTTTAAGTTTTTCTGCTGTAACTACAGCTTTTGATTCAACTTCAATTTATGAAATTCGTTGTAGAAAAGCATTTACTGTAAGTGTTGCAACCTCAGGTGGAGCTACAACTTTAACAGATACAACGAAGACATGGACAGTTAATCAGTGGTGTAATTCTCAAGTAAGAATTATTTCAGGTTTAGGTGTTGGGCAAATAAGAACAATCTCTACAAACACCTCCACAGTTTTAACAGTATCATCAGCTTGGACAACTAATCCAGACTCTACTTCTGTTTATGAAATAGAAGGAAATCAAGATTATTTATATCTTGCTGGGAATAACAACGTAGCTATGTATCGCTATTCAATTTCAGGAAACACATGGACAACTTTAGCTCCTACAACAGCACGTTCTGCTGCTCCTGGACTAGCTGCAAGTTTAAACTGGTGTGGAAATACAGGAGATTCTAATTGGCAAAATGAGTCAGACATAAGAGATGGAAGATACCTTTATTCAGTTCGTGGAGGTGCTGGTGCTTTGATAGATAGATACGATATAGCTGGAGGAACAGCAGGAGCAGGAGCTTGGGCTCAATTAACTTATGTAGGAACTGAAACTTTTACAACAGGTTCATCAGCTTGGGTGTTTGGAAGATATGTTTATATTCGTAAAGATGCTACACAAAGATTCTTCAAGTATTCAGTAAAAGGAAACTACCTAGAGCCAGTATCAGTTAATCTCTATACTGACGGAGCTGGACTTCTGGGACAAAAGATGTGGGTGAAATCACTAGATGAAAAAGATAGTGTTCTTTGGTTGTATTCACTAATGAATACAGGTACTGTGCTTCATAGATTAATGCTCTACTAAAATTATGGCAGAAACTAATTCAAAACTAAGAAATAAATCAAATGAGTTTGTAAATCCTGCATCAGAGGATACTCTACAACAGCAATTAGATATATGGACAGACTCTGCTAGGTTTGACGCTTTTTCTCGCCTTAGAGTAAGTCAGCCAACTAACTTGTTTTCTGTTTCTTGTCAGTATGGTGCTGCAACAGTTCAAATGGAAAGAGGAAATACTGGAACAGGAGTTATTCCTACTCATAATGCTAATACTCGCCTTGTTGCTTTATCTTGTACAGCAGGAAGTGGTACTAGTTATATGCAATCATTTCAGTATATCCCTTATCAGCCAGGTAAATCACAAGAAATAGCAGTAACTTTTGTTATTGGAACAGCAGTTGCAGGAGCAGTCTTTGAAGCTGGATACTTTGATTCACTTAATGGTATATTCTTTAGACAAAATGGAACTAGTGGACTACAAATAGTAAGAAGAAGTTCTACTAGTGGAAGTCCTGTAGATGTTGCTGTGTCTCAATCAAGTTGGAACGTGGATAAATTAGATGGAACAGGAGCTAGTGGAATTACTTTAGATATTACAAAGTGCCAGATTTTATTCATTGACCTACAATTTTTAGGCATGGGTAGAGTTCGTGTAGGTTTTGATATAAATGGAGTTATTGTTTATGCACATGAGTTTCTAAATGCAAACATCCTTGATGTGAACTATATGCAAAGTGGTACTTTACCTATACAGATTTTACTTACAGCAACAGCAACAGCCACAACTAAAACAGCATATTTTAAATGTGCAGCAGTTCACGCAGAAGGAGGGTTTGAAGAAGATAGAGCTTATCAATTCACTACACCACAAGCAACAGCAACAGCTGGAGATGCAACAAGAACACACATTCTTTCTATTAGACCAAAAACTACATATAACGGAATAGTGAATAGAGAGTCAATGATACTTGGACCAATAGAACAACTTGTAACAGGAAATTATCCTATTTTTTGGGAGCTTTGTACTGGTGTTACTTTTTCAGTAGAACCAACTTGGGCAGATGTTAATACAGCAAGTTCTGGTTTTGAATATGGAATAAATGGAACATATAGTGGACTAGGGACTGGAGCTATTGTTATTGCTAGTGGCTATATACCAGCAACAAATCAAGTAAGGGGGTCTGTTGGTTCAGCTGTTAATTCTAAATATCCTTGTTCACTCGATAGAGCAGGGGCAGTTAGGGCTAATGGAACTTATACTTTATTAGTTACAGCAATAGGTGGTGGTTCAGCAACAAGAGCTTCTTTTAATTATCGTGAAATAAGATAGTAAATTATAAAAAAAATGTTACTATAAATATATGACAAACGCTTATAGAGATGAAAATGGGGTTACAACTAAAACAGCATTATCAAATGCTGACGGAACAACAATTCTTTCTATTCAAGCAGACCCAACAACACATGGACTTTTAGTTAGTGACGGAGTTGGGGGAGCTATTACAACAGCAACAAATGCTCCTAGAGATGAAAACAACATTCCAGTAATGTTAGCTGTTAGTAGTGTAGACGGAATAACACCTATAGCTTTAGCAATGGATTCAGCAACAGGAAAACTTTTAATAAAATCAACATAACATTATGATAAACGCCAAACGAGATGAGAATAGCGTACCGACATTATTAGGAGTATCTTCTGTAGACGGAGTAACACCTGTTGTTTTATATGCTGACCCTACCACACACAGACTTTTAGTAGACCTTCCTACAGGTTCTGGTACAGTAACTTCTGTATCAGTTGTAACAGCTAATGGTGTATCAGGAACAGTAGCAACAGCTACAACAACACCAGCAATAACACTTACTCTTGGTGCGATCACACCAATATCTGTTTCAGCAACTTCTTTTTTACTTGCTACACCATCAACAGATACTATTGCAGGTGTCTTTAGAAGAAATAATGCTGCACAGGTAGCTAACATAGTAGAAATACAATCAGAAGTTAATGCTTTTCTTGCAGGGTTTGATAAAGTAGGAAAACTTACAGTTCCTTCAGTGTTAGTTTCAGGTCTTACAGCTTCTGAAATGGTTATCACAGATGCTTCAAGCAATCTTATTTCAGCTGCAGTTGCGACATACCCTTCTTTAACAGAACTTTCTTATGTAAAAGGATTAACATCAGCAGTTCAAACACAACTTAATGGAAAAGCAGCAACATTAAGTGGAACAAATAATGAGATAGCTTATTTTAATAGTGGAAGTACAATATCATCTCTTACAACAGCTACTTACCCATCACTTACAGAGTTATCTTATGTAAAAGGAGTAACAAGTGCTATTCAAACACAGCTTAATGCTAAAGGTGTAGGAGATATGGTGTTAGCTTCTGTGCAATCAGTAACAGGACTTAAAACATTTGATACTACTAAGTTAGCAGTAAAAGGGTCATCTACTGGTAGTACAGCGATTGCTTCAGCTAACGCAGGAGCTAGTGATTATACAGCAACACTTCAAGCTTCTACTGGAACTATTGCTTACACTTCAGACGTAGCTTCTAAGACTTCAGCTATTATCTATGTTATAGACGGAGGTGGTAGTGCTATAACAACTGGTTCAAAAGGATATTTATCTATTCCAGCTGGGTACACTATCACTGGTTGGAATCTAGTAGCAGACCAATCAGGTAGTGCAGTAGTAGATGTGAAGAAATGTACTTATGCAAACTTTCCTACTACAGCAACTATCACCAGTACAGATAAACCTACGTTATCAGCTGTACAGAAGAATCAAAATCTTGCTGTATCAGTATGGACAACAGCAATAACAGCTGGGGATATACTAGAGTTTAACGTGGATAGTGCTACAACAGTTACTCGTTTAACATTAACAATCGTTGCTACAAAAACATAGCAACATTAATAACTAATTAAAAATATATGTCAAGACAATTTTGGTCAGAAACAGTGAGTTGGGCAACAGCAAGTGGGACAGCT